ATCTACCTGTGCAACGCGAGGAACACCTAACTGTTTAAACAATTCCCTGTCGTTGCTGATATGCCCGTTGTGTGTGAGCACAATTTTGCCACGAGGAATCGGGTGGTTGTTGCTTGCATTGGTTGGTGAGCCTTGAGTTGCGAACCTTGTGTGAAGGATTGCAGTGGTTGCGCCACCGCATAATTTATCGCCAGCGTTAGGCACGAACTTGCTTGCAGAGATAGGCGCTTTGCGAATCACGCGCTTGCCAGTGCGTGGGTTAATCCATGCGCCACCTGTTGCATCTGTGCCACGGTGTTCAATATCCATAAGCATCTGACCTGCAAGGTCTGAGGTGCTTACGCTTTTGTAATGCTTAGGGTCTAAGCAATATCCTGCTATTCCGCACATATATTTTTCTCCAGTCTGTAGTAGTTAGAAGTTAATTGTATCACAACCGCGAATTAGTATTCACAACCTTTGCAATTAGGTCGTAAACAATCTCCGCAGATTACTCGTTCGTTTAAACAATCATCATTTGTCATGGTTTTTTTCTCCACTGGTGATTGCCTTGTTCCCTGCCCAAATTATTAGCCCGATGAATAGGAGCGCTCTGCCGTCTATCCAAGTGAGCCACCAAGGTAGCAAGTTGTAATCCATTGAATCCAGTCCTTCCGTTTAAACACTTAGGTATCTCCTAGGTGTTAGTGCCTGCCGTAGGGATTGCACCTACGCTTAGCCCACTAGGGGCAGGCGACCCTCTTACTTAAGGGCGCGTGCTCGGTTTTTCAACCAGTCACCAGTTGAGGCGTTTAAACAATCGAAGGTAACCAAGGTGTCCAGCAAGTTAACGCATGACTCTGAATCTCTTGAGCGAGGGTCTGCCCATGGATTGAGATTTGAGTTGAGGTTTAGATTAACGCCTTGCACGCTAATCTTGATTAAGCCAGCGATGAACTGGCTCCATGCGATTGCTTTAACACCGTTTAAGGTGCCTTGATGTAGGCGAACCTCAACGGTACCGTGGCGCTCCAGCGCATCAAGGTTTAGGGATTGGTAACGACTTGAGGCTCTGAAATTGCCACCGTTTAAACGGCTCGCAATATCCTCGGCATCATGTTGTTGCAAAACTCCGCAGTAAGAATTGCGAAGGCGAGAAGGTGCAACCAGTGCTCCGATTGCATGGTGCATTGAGTAGTAATTTAAAACGAATTGGCTAAGGCTTGAGGTAAAAGCACTGCCAAAAGCATTGGAGCCAATATGGACATGAAAGCCAGTTGCAGTGTCTACACGAGCACCAGCATTTTTTAGAATTTTGGTAACTGCCACTGCCTCGTTTAAACGACTTTCATCAAGGATTGGAGAAACAACCTCGGCACCTCGTGCTACTGAACCGTCATAAACGGCTTTCCAGTTTTGACTTGTTTCATGAGCGCGGTTAGGCATCTCGCAGTTAATTCCACCCTCGTTTAAAACGCGGTGAGCCTTTTGCACTGATACGCCTTGAACCTCAAATTCCATGCCGAAGGTAGTCATTAGCGAACCTGCTCAGTCATTGATTGGTTGCATCTAGGGCAGATTGGGGTGCCGAAGGTAATGATTGTTGAGCGAGAAATTCTCGCGATGTAGTTATCAGTTAAGCAGATAACTTTGCGAAGGCGTGTTGATTGTTTCGCCTTTGTGTCTGCATTGGTTGCAGTCATTTTGTTGAACCTTTCCAGTCGGTCATTGGCAACCAGTTTTGCCAATAGGAGAATTGAATCAGATGTTTAAACAAAATTCAATAACCCTCTAAAAGCATTGATTTTAACTGACTTTAGGGCACTTTGTTGATTAGCCATTGATTGATTTATCCATTGAAAGCATGAGCAGTTTAAACGGCAAGTAAAAACACTACTCACCAGTAACACGCTAAAACCATTGATTTATACTGCTTTTAGCCATTGATAAAAACTTGCATGCTCTAAAGTGATATTAAACAACTGACTTTAGAAGGTTACTCGCAAGTAACTTGTTTAAACACTTGCTCACTTTGCAGGTGTGATTGGTGCATGGGGGGGCGCGGGCTTACTGATTGCAGAGTCAGTGCCTCACCGCGCCCTAGCACTGCTCTGCCCTAGTTTTGTTTTGCTAAGTGCATGCAGTTTTGTTTAAACACTTTGCAAGGTGCAGAGCGAGGTGCAAAATCTGCACCCCAGGGTTTTTAAAAACACTGAGCGTGTGTGTGTATGTATCTACTTACATAACTTTGCTAGTCCTCGCCCCCCATAAATGTGGCTCTGACCTGCGCTTTTATTGATTTACTATATGTGTGGCGTAAATCACATGCCCAGAAGTGTCCGCTAAGGACCTTCTGGACACCTATAGTATAAGTGAGGAGGCAAAATTATCGGAGCCTCCGAACATTAACTACAACCCGTAGGGTTGTTGCCTAGTATTAGCCCTAACCTTCGGGCTTCGTTTGAACTTCGCCCTTCGGTTAGAAGTTAAGCCCAAGGCTCCCTACAGTCCGCCTTGGAGAACCTATGGAAAGAAAGCGCGTAACCTCTGCATCACATAAGAGTGATGCCATCAAGAAGCAAGTTATTGATTTTTTAATGCAGGGTTACTCTACCCAAAAGGCTATGGATGCCGTAGGTAGGAGTGTTAAGACCTACGAGTACTACCGAAAGGTAGACCCTAGTTTCGCACTCGCTGTAGACAAGGTGCGGTCTATGACCGCTAGAGGTGAGATAGGAAATGTAAGAGGGGAAGTACCACCCTTCCCCGAATTCTCAGAAAAGTATCTAGGTACCAAAGTTTTTAAACACCAAGAACACTGGATTGACCTACTGGAAAGTAGAGAACCAACGGATTTACACCCTGCTATAACCTATGAAGAGGGTGCTCAAGATTTATTAATTGTTAATACTCCACCAGAGCATGCAAAGTCTACGACCATTACGGTCAACTATGCTGTCTATCGGATTTGCCAGAACCCTAATATCAGAATCATGATTGTGTCCAAGACACAGGCTATGGCGCAAAAGTTCCTGCTCTCCATTAAGAACAGACTAACACATCCTAAGTATCAGGACCTACAACTTACCTTTGGACCTCCAGGGGGATTTGAAAAGAATTCTGATTCATGGAAGCAGGACCTCATTTACCTATCATCCGAGGCTCGTGACTCAGGTGAGAAAGACCCTACCGTGCAGGCTATTGGTGTACGGGGTCATATCTACGGTGCTCGTGCAGATTTGATTATCATGGATGACTGTGTTGATAACACCAACGCCCATGAATACGAAAAACAAATTGACTGGATTCAATCTGAAGTTATGTCCCGTATTGACGACAACGGGGGCAAACTTTTAATTATTGGCACTCGCCTAAGACCCAGAGATTTATATTCAGAACTACGCGACCCTATGCGCTACCCTGATGAAACTTCCCCATGGACTTACTTTGCACAACCTGCAGTATTAGAATTTAACGAGGACCCCGACAAGTGGGTAACGCTATGGGCAAAAACTAACATAGCCCCCATATCGGGTGTTGGCTCTCCAGATGCTGATGGGTTGTACCGCAAGTGGGATGGACAGGCTCTCCACAAACGCAGAGCAAGACTATCTCCAAACTTATGGGCAATGGTTTATCAGCAACAACAAGTCCACGAAGATTCAGCATTTCCATCCGAGGCTATTAAAGGAATTATTAATGGTGCTCGTAATGTTGGTCGCATACCTAAAGGCAAGGCTGGCGTAAGACCAAACGGTATGGATGGATTGATTGTGGTTGCAGGACTAGACCCTGCAGGCTCAGGTCATACCGCAGCCGTATGTTTAGGTTTAGATATATCTACACAAAAGAGATACCTGTTAGATGTATCCAATGTGGCTGGTATGAAGCCAGATGCAATACGAGAATTAATTAAAAACTGGACTGACGATTATCAGATTTCTGAGTGGCGAGTTGAGAAAAACGCTTTCCAAACAATGTTAACTCAGGACCGTGAGGTACGAGAATACCTTTCGTCTAGGGGTGCAATACTACGAGAACATCATACAGGTCAAAACAAATGGGATACTGATTTCGGGGTTGCATCCCTGACGACATTATTCCACGGTTGGGAAGATGGCAACGCACTTATTGAGTTCCCATCAACTCATGCTTCTGAAGGAATTAAAGCGCTTATTGAGCAATTAGTAACCTGGTATCCAGATGCGCCGAAAAGTCAAAAGACAGATACTGTGATGGCATTTTGGTTCGCCGAACTTGGTTGCCGTGACAGGGTAGCAAACGCTTCAACATTTGCCCGTACACATAACAGCCTTAGCATGTTCCATACTCGTTATGACCGTAACCGACAAATCACTTTACAACTAGACGACATATACTCATAGAATAGGACTAGGCGTGCCACTTTCCCTAGACGAAATTAAGACGAATTACGAACGCTACAAGCAAGCCTTTGCTGACCGCGATACTCGCATGGAGCAAATCCTTCTTGTACGCAAGGGTCGTATGCGTGATGTATTCCCAGATTTGTTTCCAGACGGTCCATTTGAGAACCCTATTGTTGCAAACATGGTGGACATTGCAGCACGAGATTTGTCAGAAGTTATTGCACCACTTCCTGCTTTCAACTGCAACTCACCAACTATGGTGTCAGAAAAAGAACGCAAGAAGGCAGACAAGCGCGAAGAGATTGTAAACGGAATTGTTGACTTCTCTGACATCCAAACCCAAATGTTTACTGCTGCTGACCGTTATGTTTCTTACGGTTTTGTACCAGCACAGGTTGAGGTAGATTTAGATAACAACATGCCAAGAATCCGTTTCTTAGATTCTTATGGTTGCTATCCAATCATTGACCGTTTTGGCAAAGTCCATGGTATGTATCAAAGAATTAAGAAGCCTCTGGCTGACTTAATGGCTTCATACCCAGAGTATGCCCATCTTCTATATGATAAAGATTCAACCAACTCAATGTTGGAAATTATTCGTTATCATGACAAAGACCAGGATATTCTATTTGTTCCTCAAAGAAACAACATAGTCATAGATAGGGCACCAAATCCCATTGGTGAAGTTCTTATTCGTGTAATTCAACGACCATCACTTGACTCTGAATCAAGAGGACAGTTTGACGATGTACTAGCAATTCAAGTTGCTAAGGCTCGTTACGCACTACTTTCGCTTGAGGCTGCTACTAAAGCAGTTCAAGCACCACTCGTAGCCCCTAGAGATGTAAGCGAGATTGCCCTTGGACCAGATGCCGTTATTAGAACTGAACGACCTTCAGATGTTCGTAGATTATCTATTGATATACCACCAGGTGCTTTTGCTCAACAGCAAGTACTTGAAGGAGAACTTCGTTTAGGAAGCCGTTACCCTGAGTCACGCACAGGAAACATTGATTCTTCAATCGTTACAGGTCGTGGCGTACAGGCTCTTATGGGTGGATTTGATACACAAATCAAAACAGCCCATGCAATGTTTGCTCGTTCCTTTGTTGAGTTAATTGGACTCGCACTTAAGGTAGACGAAAAAGTTTTTGGCGATATGGAAAAGAACCTACGCGGTGTACGCAACGGAGTTCCATACGCAATTAAATACAAGCCAAGCCGTGATATTGATAAAGACTACACAGTAGATGTTCAATATGGACTTATGGCAGGGCTTGACCCAAACCGTGCATTAGTGTTCGGCTTACAGGCTCG